CCAGTAGAGCCAACACCACCCGCACCAACAGTGACCGATTCTGTGGCACCGAACAACGACGCCGCCATTGAGAACACAACACGCGCACCAGCACCGCCACCGGCACCGCCGCCACGTTGCACTCCAGCACCATCCATGCGGCCTTCGCCACCGGCACCGCCACCAGCGATTAGAACGCCGGACACGATCGAGGTCGCCGTCAGGCCCGCCGGTTTCGTCCATGTGCCATTAGCGGTGAACGACTGCACGTTGTTGCCGATCGTCGCCCACGCCGCCCCGTCGTAATACCAGAACGAGTTGGTGTCGGTGGTGTAGGCAAAGAGCCCTTCCGTTGGAGTCGTGATCGCCGCATCGCGAGCGACAGCCGTAGCGAACAAGCTGATGCTCTGATCGCGCAAGTTGTTGGCAAACGATGCGGTGATCGTGGCACCGGCGACAGCTGTCTGGTAAGGCATTGTCAGGCTCCCTGTTGAGATTGAAGTGTGAGTTAGACGACGCCGGAGAACTTGAACGTCATCGACCAGCCGCTGGTGGTGATCGTGTTCGAGATGCCGTCGACGTAGCACTGCAACGAGATCGCAGTACCGCCGGGGGCGGTGATCTGCACCGTCACCCGGTCACGCAGCTGCACGTTGAGGATCAGCGGCCACGACACCGTCGGGTTTGCTGCACCCTGCACCGTGAGTGTCGAGATCAGGTAGTCAGGCTCCTTGTAGCGGGCAAGGAACACCGCCGCCAACGCTGCGGCCTGTGCGTCTGTTTGACACACGAAGTCGTAACGTCGATAGGTGCGGATGCCGTAGCGTGCCCTCGACGTTGAGTCGCTCACCGTGGTGGCGGTGCCACCAGCAACCGACATCGACACCGTGTTGAAGATCAGCGTCGAGTCGTACGTTGGGTCGGCCTGCTCATACTTGACATGCGTAGCGCCCGTACCGAACGTGAACTGTGACGACGCCGAACGGGCGCGAGTTGTTGGCGAGTTCTGGTCATAGAACACCAACGCCCCGCTGGCATCGGCGAACACGTAGCCGCCGTCGGAGTCGGCCGTCAGGCCAGCTTCGGTGAGGGCGTTGCTTGCCAACGTCGTGGCCTGCATCGTGTAGACGCCGGGGTCAAGGATCATCGAGCCGGTGAAGCCGGCGTTGAGAGCGATACGTGAGATGCGTGTGGACGCCAGCTCCCCGGCACCGACACTGGCAACAGCAAGGCCATCGAAGTTGGCGAGCACCGACAAGGCGTCGACGATCGTCACCGTGGTGATCCCGTCCTTGCCCATGCCGATATACGAATCGTCCCAGCTGTCGGAGTAGCCGTAGAAGATCGGGTAAGTGACGCCCGCCCATGTGGCCGTGATCTTGAAAGGCACGCCCGGTCGGATCTGGGTGATGCCGCCAATGACGTAGGGACCGGCCAAGTTCAGAGGGCTGAACCTGTCGTCCCTGTTTGACAGGGTCAACGTCATCGAGCCGCAACCGAAACGGTCAGTCTCGCGACTGCGACCGCGAGTCGTTGACACCGCACGCACATAGGTGGTGATGTCCACGAAGCTGGTGTCGGCGGCGAAGACGCCGGTGTCGAATACCGACGTGTCAAAGATTGCGCCCGACGCCGTCGTTGGCGTGCCCATCGACACCGTGATGACTGGGTAGAGACTGGCATTGTTGAGGAGTGCGACACCCATCAGCGGCTCGCAAAGTCGAACGGGCCGTTGGCTCGCTGATACTGCTTGAGCATGTTCACGATCTGTTGCCCAACGGCGACACCATCGGTGCCGAGTCCGGCGTTGACCGTAAGGTTGATGACGCCACCGCCGCCCATCATCGAGGGCAGTGGTGATGCACCAGGCATCGACGACAGAGGAACCACCATCTCGGGTCCGGCCTCACCGATCAAGGCGTTGGTGGGCCGCGTAACGATGCCGCCGGTCGCGCCGTGGGGTTTGATGGGCGGGTCTGGTGGCATCTCGTTAGCGCGTCGACCCTGCGCCACTTGGCCGTAATAGACGGTGCCAGCCGCACCAGCCGTAGCGATGCCCTGCAACAACCTCAACTGTTCCTGAAGCCCAACCATGAGCGGCGAGCCGGGAGCCAGTGTTGAGGCTTGGATATACAGTGAGGCGATCTGATCGTTGATTGACTGCGTCGAGCCGTCAATGTCGCCCTTGCCGTCGGCGTATGCCTTGGCGGTGTCCCTGATTGCCTTTTGAGCGTTGATGTAGGCGCGCTCTTGGTCGTCAGCTGTTGACTTGTTGTCCTTCATTGTCAGGTTGTAAGCGGCTATCGCATCTTTGCCATCGAGCACGGCGAGCTGGTAGGCCCACTTGACGTCGATGGCTGCAAGTTCTTCAAGGCGAAGAGCTTTCTCTGCGTCTGCCTGAGCCTTGAGGGCATCAGTCGTTTCCTTGATGCGGTCGGCCCGCTCTTTTTCGGTTTCACCAATAGCAGCGGTGGCTTCTTGAGTCTTCTTGACACCATCGGTGAGCGTGACGTAGGCCGTGTGTTGCCTGTCAATCTCGTTCGTTACATTTTGCGCCGCAAGCAAGACTCTCGGCCCTGCATCTGCGTTGTCATTATTGGCCTTGGCTGCGGCAACGATCCTGTCCTTGAACGTTGAAAGGGCATCGCCACCTTTGACGACAGCACTACGAAGATCGTCTGCTGTCAGGCCAGCCAGCTTCATTGCATCCTTGAGCTTGTCGTTGCCATTGACGTACTCGGTGATGCCTTGCTTGGCTGCTTCTTCGGCGGTAAGGCCGAGGTGCTCCATACGTCCAGCAAGGTTGTCGACGTCCTGCTTGGCGTCGGCAGCTTTGGCACCCATTAGTGCCGTAATCACAGTGAACCCTGCAACAAGTAGACCGGCACCCAGTGCTGCCTTGCCGACACCAGACAGAGCGCGCGAGCCATCAACCATCGGCATGAGCGAGTCTTTTGCCTTCAAGGCCTGCCCGGCAACAACTGCAATGGCGCCGCCAGCACCAATGGCTGCGGTGGCGGTCGCTAGGAATGTTCCCGCTGCGCCGCTTGTGATCGAGTTCAACGAGCCAAACGCTGAAACAGCACCGCCGATTGCGTTCGACAGCGTCGCAATCACGGGTGCAGCACCGGCACCGATGGAGAGGCCCAACTCCTCAAGGGAGTCTTTGAGCGTGTCCATCGCTGCGCGATAATCCTTGGCCTTTTGGACTTTGGCGTCGTCGAACACCTTGGCGTCGTTGACGGCAGCAAGGCTTGACGTCAAGCTCGACGAACCGGCGGCGATGAGTTCAGACATGCCGGTCCACGACTTGCCGAGCAAAGCAGTGCCAACTCGGGCGCGCTCGGCCGGATCGGTAATGCCTTTGAGTTTGTCGATGACGTTGAGGAATGTCTGGTTGGCGTCGACCGCGCCGGAGCTGGTGCGAGCAATAGCAACGCCCATCTCGTCGAACTTGTCCGGCGTCGTGCCTGCCGTCTTGTTCATCTTGTTGATCGACGACTCAAGGCTGTCGGCTTCGATACCAACATCGCCAGCTACTTCAACCCAACGTGAAGACTTCTCAGCGCTCAGACCGGTGGCAGTGGAGAACTTGCCGACGGTGACGCCAAGCGACGAGAAGTTGCCCGCAAGGCCAACAAGGGCGGTGCCCATGACGCCAGCCGTGACGATGGCACCGGTGCCGAACTTGGTGAGTTGCGCCGAAGCCCTCGCTGAACCGGAGTCGGCCTTCTTCAGTTCTTTCTCTGCGGTGGAGCCGACCTTCTCAAAGGCGCTGATAGCGCCGCTGGCGTCAGCCGTGAGGACGAACTTCAGCCGTTCGGTTGCGCTCATCCCCATCTAACTCACACCCCTACAGAATCGAAGTCATCCTCGAACACGAGATCATCGGCAACAGGTGACGCCCATCGAGGCGACAGCGCATCAATGAGTGCGGCAGGCTTGGCCTGATACACCTCTGTGAGCGCCTCAGCGACGAGCTGCTCAACGTCTTTGACGTTGTCGACGTTCACTCGCTGCGTCGACAGCAGAACAGCAATCCACGCTGCGAGTTGCTTGGGCCCATCCCACGGCGACACGTCGAAGCCGACGCTCGCTTCGAGCATGTCCGCGACGGCGATGACATGGCCAGCGGTTGCCTGCTCGTCGGTCCATTGTTCGTCGCCCCACTTGATTGTCCACGACCTCATTGGAATACCCCCATGACTGCTTTAGTGAAATGAACAGAGACGCGCGCCGGTGCTGCTGCCATCATCCGGTCGCTGGCAGCGGTCCACGCCTTGAAGCCTTCGGTGGCACCGAGGGTGGCCTTGGACTTCTTGAACTTTGTCCGGCCAGACTTGGTGAGGCCTACCTCATGCCTGCGCCCTTTGACGTGCGCTTGGCGTCCGTCTTCGGCAACACGCCACGGCCCAGCAGAGGCCCGTGAGCGGCCGATGGTGACGCCGTAGCCGCTGGAATGCACCGAAGATCGGGCCTCAAGCGGCACATTGAACCATGCCGTGTCAGCGGACCTTTTGCCTTTGCCGCGAGTGAACGCACCGTCAGCACCGAGTTTCGTTGTCGTCGCCGCTGTGTGTGCAAGCGGTGCCAGCTCGGAGCCGATGCGCTTGAACGCTGCGGCGTTGAGTGGCTTCGACGACAACGTCTTCTCGGCTTTGTTGATCTTGGCGATCAGCTCTTTGGTGCTGAACGATTGCCCCACTGCTTAGGCGGTGAGCCAGGCAAACGCGCCGGTCGTGTTCCAGCTGACAGAAAACCCGTTCTTGTCGCCGACGCCGCCCGAGATGAACGTGTAGTCCGAGACGTAGAAGGCGCAGACGAAGGAAGGGTTTGTCGCTGAACGTGCCGCCGAGGTTGCCTTGAGGTCGAGGTATGCGAGACCACCGAGGCCACCGAGAGTGGTACGGATGATGGTGTCGATCTCAGAAGCGGTGTAGCTCTGGTTGAACGTCAAGCCGAAGCTGCCCGACTTCAAGCCGGGGATCTCTGCGTGGTAGCCGCCCGAACCGAAGTTCGTGGTCTCCAGCATTGCCGCCTTGGCGTTGACCATTGCTTGCGTCGTGTAGACGCTCAAGTCTGACGGGGTGGTGATCGTGCCCGCGATTGTCTGCGTGCCGGGGAGGCCGGGAGCCACCGACGTAAACGCGGTGCCGACGAGAGGCATGGCCGATGTGAGTACTAATGCAGCCATTTTCAGGCCTCCTTGTGGGGTTTGGTTTTCGTGGGGGAAGTTGTCGAGAACAGGTCAGGACGCAAGGCCACCATTGGGTGGTCTGCGGCAACCTTGTCGCCGAGATCGAAGGCGTCGTCGAGATGGACGAACGAAGTAACAGCGAACATGTCGGCTAGTTGTTGTTGAGGATGCCGATATGGCAAGCCCAAGTGAAAGTCGACGAGCCGACGGTGGCGACTGCACGCCAGAAGGTGTCGGTGATTGCACCGGCAACAGGTGTCGCGAACTGCCAGCCGGTGGCGCTCACTGTTGAGAATGTGAAGCGTGTCGTTGGCGAAGCGAAGTTGCTCAGCGGTGCCGACTGAATCGTGACGGCAAGGTTTGTGCCAACAGCACCGGTGATGAATAACGCCGCGTACACCTTCTGTGTGGCGGTCACGGCGGGCATCGTGACCGATGAACCGGTGATTGCGCCACGACTTGCAAGCGGGGCGAGCACAGAGCCGCCAACCATTGCGGTGTCGCTGGTCGTAGCGATTGAGAACTTCGACGCGTCGCCGATGGCCCCGCTGAGCGGCGTGAACTCCGACAACACACCACGCGTGAAGAACACGGTGTCGCCCGCTGTTGCGCCGCCCTGAGGGGCGCAATAGAGGCCGTACTGGGTGCCGACGTTGGCGGTTGTTACCAGCGTGTTGACGCCCGTAGCCGACATGTCAGAGATGCCCGACAGGCTGGTGGTGAACGTCTCGATGCCGGGTGCAAAGGCTTGGAACCCGCCGCTGGCGAACGTGGTGATGTCCACCATGTTCACTTTGCCGGCCATTGAGATTTGCCCAGAGAACGGCGTCAGGTCCGAACCACCGAGGACGACTTGAGAGTTTGTGAGAACGTGTGCAGCCATTGCTACCGACCTTTACGACTTGGACTTGTTGGCGAGGACATGACAAGCGAGTTCGCACACCAGATGACCGGACTCGTTGAAGCGTGGCTCCGAGGCGCTTGACACCCACACGTTGGCAACGACGCCGCCCAGCGTGGAATCAAGCTCGACGGCTTCAAGCACCGACATGGTGTTGACGAGGCCGGGCGAAAGTAGCGAGTCCATCAACAGCCACGACGATGCGCCGTCGGCCGATGTTGTAGTGATACGCAACACCAGCTCAATACCGGCGAGCGCCCGGTCACCGAAGCTTTCGTGGTACGCGATATAGGGGCTACCGGCGTCGATGGTGATGGCGGGGAAGGTCCCGGCACCAACGTCGTAGCTGTAGCAGTTGATGTTCTTGGAGATGTTGGCGCGCAGCTGCGAGGCGAGCGCTTCACGGATGGCTTGCAGGTCGACGCTCATGCAACGCCGAACGCTTCAGCGCGTCGGAACGGTGCAAGCGCATTGAGTGCCGCCCAGTTGCGCCCGGCAGCGAACCCGCCGAACTCGCCGAGCGTGTAGCCGAACTTCGTGTCGCGCATCTGGATCATGTCCTTGGCGACTTGCTTGACGGCTTCAGTGACGGCGGCAGGCACAGCGGCCCAGCCCCATGTGGCGGTGACTGAGACGCTGGCGGTGTCGCCATAGTTCAGCCATGCCGAGTAGACGCGACGGGCTTGGGTGTATGGCACGGCGGTGCCGGTCATCGACAGAGCGTTCAATGGTTCGAGCTGGTACGACGTGGTGGCCAACGTCGAACCGTTCTCGGTGATCGAGGTGACCGAGGTGCAATCGTGAATGCGCAACAGGTCGGAGTTCTTTGGAATGTAAACCCGTGCCGATGCTGCGCCCGCAATCTCAAACGTGCGCTGGCAATACTGTTGCACGACTTGCTCGGCGGCGAGTTGGGCTTGGGTGACCATGCGTTCGTCAAGCGAGCCGAGTTCGCTTCGGATGTATTCGGTGAAGTCGGCGGCGAGAACGATGGACACTGTCAGCCTTTCGGTGCGGTCTTGCGGGTGGCCTTCTCGACCTTGCTGTGATCTGCGGTGGCCAACTCAATGACTGCCGCATAGCTGTCGCAGAAGGACAACATGTCGCGGTCGTTGTCGGCGGTTGCCGACGCACGCAAACCGGCGAGCGTGATGGTGCCATCGCGCAACATTTGGCGATAGTTGTCTTCGATGTATTCGAGCATGAGTCCTCCTGTTTGAGCGAGGGGCGGGCATTGCTGCCCGCCCCCCACGATTCCTTATTGGCTAGAACGCAGGAGCGACCAAGCCGTTGGTGGTGGTGTCGAGGCCACCGATCTTGCCGGTGGCTGTTGGGTAGCGACCGGCGGTGAATGCGGCGTAGCCGTACACAGCGAGCAGCACGGTGAGCTGGTTGCCCAACGTCTGCTCGAAGCGCAGCATCTGCGGCATTCCGTCGCCCTGCTCCCAGAGCAGCATCTGGCGGGTGTCGACAACGAAGACGAGGTCTTCGCCGCCGGTTGCCGAACCGACAGCCGTTGGGATGTTGGCGTCAGTGATGACGGGCAAGCCCTGCAGGTAGCCAACGACGTTGTAGCCGCTGGTGCCGGTGGCCGAATCCACGCCGTATCCGCCGGGGTTCAGGTTGATGCCGGTCACGTTGAATGGGCCGTTGGCGACAGGCTGAACAATTGGACGGTTCTGGCTGTCGACAAGGCTGTTGAGGAAGCCCCAACGGCGAGGGTGCATGAAGATCGCCTTTGGCGAAACCTGCGCACCAGCACCAGCAACAGCGGCAATCTGACCGGCAAGCTTCGAGGTGAAGTTCACGGCGGTTACAGCGGCACCGAAAGCGGTGGCGGCGCCGATGCCCGAGGTGTTCTGCACGCCGAGCACCTGACCGGCTGAACCGGAACCGGTCCAAAGCTGGGTGTCGAGCGTTGCCTGATATGCGCCAGCAAGGTCGAGGTAGATCAAGGCGTCGAGGCCGGGGGTGCCGCGCTCGATGCTCTGACGTGACACCTGCTGCTGACCGGCAATCGTGGCGACAGGAACAGTGACGTTGCCCCACACTTCGTCGGTGTTTGACATGGCCGCGTTCTCAGTTGCCTGAATCGCTGCGCTTGCGCCGGTGGTGCCGCGAGGCACGATGAACGACGTTCCCTCTGCGGGCATTGGCAACTTGGTGCAGGCGTTGGCGAACGGGCGACCGTTGCGCAATGCCTCAGCGGCCAAGTCGACCAGGTACTGAGGAACGACGAGACCGGCGAAGCCGCTCGACGCAACAGCACGGGCTTCGAGCGCCTCACCCTCGACAGTGACTTCACGGGCGTGGCGGTTGATCCGCTCTTGCGCTGCGAGGTCGCCGCTGCGGGCGAAGAAGGCGTCACGGAAGAACGACGACGTACCGGCTGCCGCCTTGTTGGCGGTGTAGGTGCGCTCTTCGGTCTTGACCTTTGCGCCACCGATTGCGGCCACAGTGGTGGCAGCTGAACGGTTGCGGGCATCAAGCGAGACCAGCTCGGCGATGCGCTCGTCAATAGCGGCCGTGGCCTCTTTGGCGGTGCGGATTTCGGCCAGCTCTGCGTCGGTGATCCCGCGCTCTTCGGCTTCGGCCTTGGCCACGATGGTGTTCGCTGGGGCGATAAGCGCGGCGCGCTCATCACGGGTGATGTCGAGAAGTGACTTGGACATATTGGCTACCCTCCTTGGGGTGAGTTGTTGGTTTTCTGTGCGGACGTGGTGACGGCGCGTGGTGGCCATGAAGGCTCCGAGTCGCTGCTCCGGGTTCCGTTGAGATCAAGCAGCGAGCAGGGCTCGTGCTTCGTTGAGGCGCTCCACGGAGCGGAGCATTTCGCCTTCGGCGTCCTCTTCGATTTGTTCTTCGGCGCTCAATGGCCGGTATTCGGTGATGGCTTCAACCTGCATCGGCGCACCAACAGTGAAAGCGCCATCGGTGGCGGTGTAGTCGATTTGGAATAGATCCCAGTCGTCGTCGTCGTACTGGGCGAAGACAGCCCAGTCGTCACCCATGTCGACGATGCACACCATGCACTCGTCCACGCCAAGGCTCATGGCGATGGCCTCTGTCAACTCGGCGGCGATGTCGCCGTAGCTGACCTTCCCGGCTGGTGCTGCGCGTAGGTTCATGTCGAGCGCAGTCGGCGAACGACGCAACGAAACAAGGTCATCGACGGAGCGGCCAGTGAGCGATACCGACGTGGCCTCATACCAAGGGTAAGTGACAACACTGACGTCATACAGTTTCACTTCGCGCAACTCGCGCACGCCAGACACGACAGGATCGTCCGACGCCGTGAAGGCGAAGCTCATCTGGTCGATGTCGCCGCGGTTCATCGCCGAAACCAGTTCCTGCACGGTTGGGTTCTTGGGGTCAAGGTTCGGGGCGTCGACAAGCAGCCCACGATCGTCGGTCGACAGCGTCATCGTTCCGGCCTTGACCGACGCGAGCGGCACGCCGTCATGGTTGACGAGCAGCCGAGCGTTGTCGCGTTGGGAGATTGAACGCGTGAACGCCGACCTGCGCACAACCTCGCCATGAGCGACCGAGTCGAACACGGCGGCATAGCCGCGTAGACCAACGGTTCCGTCGGCGTTGTTGCGGACCTCGATCTTGGCGTCAGTGATGCGCCGTTCGATTGTTGGGATCATGGGTTACCTTCCGAAAGGGGTTGCTGCCGACGTTTCAGCGATAAGGGTTTGACGACGACTGAACAAGCGGCCATAGGTACTCGCCGCCATGTGGGATCGGGCCAAGATCCTCAAGTGCGCGACGTTCATCGGCTGACGCCCAACCATCACGTAGCGCCATTGAGTGAGCCTTGTAACGATCCAGCAAGGAGACACGCACCATTGCGTCAAGGTTCAACTTGACGAACTGGGGTTGTGGCAGAACCGACGTCAACGCCGTCTCAATCCGTGAAGCCCACGGCAGCAGCGTCCACGTCTGGAAGCCGAGCTGGCGTTCCTCGATGTTTGCGTAAGTGACATTTGCACCCGATGAGGCGTGGCCGATCATCTCGGGCGGTACACCAAAGATGCGGCATATCTGCTCAATGGAGAACTGCTGCGACTCAAGGAACTGTGACTCATTCGGGGCGACGCTCACTTGTTCGTATTTGAGTTTCGACGAAACCACCGCCACTTCGCGACGGCCACGCATTGCGTCGGACCATGAGCGTTTCACGTCGTCGGCTTGCGTCTTGGTGAGATCATCCGACGAATACAAGATGCCCGACGGGATGCCGCCATCGGTGAAGAACTGGTAGCCGAAGCGTTCCGCTTGGGCGCTTAGGTTGATTGTCTGGCCGAACTGCGTCATTGGTGAGATACCACCGATGCGGCCAGGCATCGTGAACGCCTTGATGTGCAGCACCATCGAAGGATCGAATACCTCTTGGCCAACCTTGTAGCCCGCAAGGTGACCGGTGGAGTCCTTGACGAACGTCACCAAGCTGGGGTCGACGAGGGTGAGCCCAGATGGCCAGCCGCCACGCACGTCTTCCCAAAGGGCGTAGGCGTTGCCGGTCAGCATCAACGACGCAACAAGCGAGAACATCCATTCGTGTTGCGACAGATGCGAGTCGGGCCGGGCGAGAACCGACGGTGTCGGGATGTTCTTGCGCGCGCCGGTGCTCTGCGAATACACGTCAAGCGGTGCAGCTGCCAACGCATCGGCGACGATACGCACGCACGCCCACACAGCCGAAACCTTCAACGAGGTGTCGACCGACGCCGAGCCGGTGTAGCCCGAGATCGTGTTCCACCGAGAAGGCAAGTCGGGAAGCAGGCCGGTAACGGCGCGCTGCTCGACGGCAGGGCGTAAGGCTCGCAACATCAGCGACTCCGCTCAGCGGCGATGCCGACGACAAGCAGGCCGACGCTTAGCGTCGCCATGCCGAGCGCTGGAGTGATCGCGAAACCGGCGGCGACGCCTGAACCAATGCCGGCCAACTGCATAAACGAAGCGACAAGTTGGCGCACATTGCCTCCTCAGTAGATGAAAGTCGAAAGGGTGTCGGGTGTCGCCGTGGGCAACAAGGCACGGGCAACCGTGACGGCGACCAGTGGGGAGATAGGCGCAGACGAAGCAGCTCGCCGGTTCCACGCCCACGCGTCGCCGAGGACACGTTCGGACGCTTCAGCAGCGGCAGCGTCGAGCGCTACTTGGCCATGCGGGCGACGTAGTCGGCCCTCGAGCACGTCGGCATAGATCCCGCCGCATGCCTGTTTGTAATCGTTCGGGCCTAACTGCTTGAGCAATGAGGCGTCAAGGTCGGCGTCGGCAAGCGCTTGCAGCACCGGGCCAACCATTGCCCCGGCAGGGCCAGCGCCATTGACGCCAATCACAGCCGGTTTCAGCTTGCGGACCAGTTCGATCAAGCGCGCTGGAAGCCAGCCGACGCCGTCGCGAAAGTCAACAAGTTCCACATACGGCGAAGCAAGCGTGCCCGACGAGATTGCAATGGACGCCGAACGGGTGTCGAAGTCGCAATCGAAAGCGACCACGTTGATCGTTGCGGTGAGCGCAAGGTCAGGCCCAGCGGTTGCAGCCCATTTCTCGGCTGGCAACTTGGCAGGCTTGAGCCCTTGCTGGGGATCTTCGCCGATGCCGACAGCTTCGCGAGCAAACTCGGCAATCATCAAAGGATCGCCACCGGACACCAGCGTGCGATATTCGTCGTGCAGCACGCTTTCGGTGATGCGAATGCCGAGGGCTGGGTTAGCTGCGTACCAAGCGCCGACGTCATCCATCGCGGTGCCGGGCGGGTTGCCCCACTCGGCGTAGAACAGTCGGTCATCGGGATCACCAGCTCGGCCGCGATTGATGAGCGACTGCAACACTGTTGAGTCGAACTTCGGTGCAGACGAGGCGTAAGTGATCGTGCTGTTCGGCACGGCGCGCATCGTCGGCAACAGTGCGCCCATCGACTCCGCCGGAATCTTGAACGCTTCGTCGAACACCAAGCGCCCGGCGGTAAGGCCACGGCCCGAGTTCTTGCCACGAGCACGGAACTGGAGTTGGGCACCGGACACCAACTCGATGCACTCTTTGCCGTTCGTGTGCGAGACACGCTTGAGCTTCTTCTTCAAGAATGGCGTGTTCTCAATGCGAGCGACCATCTTGTGGAAGTGGGCCATCGCTGTCGGAACCTCGTGCGCCGAGTGGATCACCAGCCGCTCGTGGTACTGAAACAGCGCCGCCAACTCAAGCGCCTCGAGGATGCCGTTCTTGCCGGACTGGCGGGCACAGATCAAGACGTTCTCTTTGGCGCAGAACATGCCGTCGCGAGTTTCCGCAAGGGCGTTATCTAGCCACCACACTTGCCAGTCGTCAAGGATGAGGCCGGTTTCGGCGGCGAGATCAGCCGCGTCCTTTCCCGCGCTTTGCGCTCGGTTCGGTGGCAAGTGGTGCCACCTTGGCCGCTGCGCGCCGAGCCTCACGTCGTCGAGCAATGTCATCGAGCGGATCGCTTTCCTCGATCGCCGGAGGCAAAGCGCCCAAGCGTTCGATTACGGATTGCAAACGTGCGGCGACTTGAGCCACCACGTTTGAGTCACACAACAGGATTTGCTCAGCAAGGAGAAGGCGCAGCGCCTCAAGCGCTCGCCGCTCATTGCCGGAGCTGACCTCTGCAACGAAGTTCGGCTTCACGAGATCCCCTTAGGGC